CATCTTATACCGTAAAGAAACATAATCCTGATAGAGGTCAAAAATTAATAAAAAAAGATGCTTCTAAGGATGATATTAAAAATGTTGAAAAGGGTAAAGAACCTTCAGATGATAAAGATAAAAAACCTAAAAAGAAAAAATCAAAAACAAAAATAAAAAGAGAAGATATTGATTCGATAGATGGTGAAACAAAAATAAAAGCTTTAAACAAAGAAGAAAAAGCACCAGGAAATGAATCATCGGTTATTAATGAAATAGGTGTTGGTATTGGAATGAGTCATATATCTGATAATCCTGATATATCAGTTCAAGAATTAGAGGATAAATTAGTTGATGAAATGATGAATACTAAAATAGGTAAATCTAATGGTGCTGAAGCAACAAGAAATGCGTGTAAAGCAGCTGCTAAATCTGCAATACGAGAAAATAAAAGAACTCAAAGTACTATTGAAAAGAACGGAATGAACTCTGAAACAACTAAAGTTTCTCACGTGTTTGGTGCTAAACAATCATTAGAAAACACCGTTAAATTTTTAGAAGAGGCAGGTGTTAAAGAGGTAAATGGTATTCCATTTGAAGAATATAAAGAAATTATTTTAGCTGGTGGTGCAGGAAAAAATCCAACAGATACTATGGTTGTAATGGTAGATGATTCAGTTAAACCACCGAAGGCAGTTATAAATCATACGTCAAATAAAACATCATCGGATGATATACAGGGTAACTCAGGACCTGACAAAAATGCTGACTATGTTATGAACAAAGCAGACAAAGATTTAAAAAGTGGTAAAATTACTAAAGAAGAACACAAACAAATCACAGAAGAAATGACCCGATTAAGAGAAGATTTTATAAATGCTCAAAATCAAATCGAAGAGTTAATAAATGAACAATTTGACAGAATGGAAGCTGATATTAAAGACTCTAAAAAAAGAAAAAAATTGTTGAATACACTAAAAACTCTTTCTACTGGTTCCAAACCAGCTAAATATTGGAATCAAATTGCAAAAAGATATGCAAAAGCAAATGGTATAGATTTAAGTGATAGAGAATTTGATGAAAAAACAGGAATGTATAGTCCACCATTATCAGAAGAAGAAGAAGAAAAAATATTAAATTCATATCAAAAGGAAATGAAAGATTTTGCTACAAATGAAGGTGAAGTTTCAGTTCCCCCTAAGTGGGCAACACAAATTATGGCTAGAAAAGATATGTATCCACCACCAGATGATGAATTAAACGATTTATATAGAGTTCAGCATTCATTGATTTCAAAAACAAGAAAAGAAGTTGATAAAATCAAACCAGGATATGGTACAGAAGCTGCATCACAAAATATTTTTGAAAGATTACATCTCGATGTAATACAAGGACATAATCCAGGTGGTATTCCAACGGAAAATTTTGAAGTAAATATGGGTAATAACGATAGTGGTAGAAAATATGATGAAGATGGAAATACTTGGCATCATTTAGGTAGAGGAATTTATCAGAAAGTTAATCCTAAAACAGGAGAACCTGAAGGTGATAAAACAAAAGGTTCAAAATTAAATTTATCTGAGGG